CGTAAATTGTTCCCGTCGCATCTCTATGCGCAGAAAACACATTAGTCAATGTTGACATTTAAATCTCCAATTAAAAGCAGAGGCCGAAGCCCCTACTTAGGTTTAGCACATCGCAGAGCCACCACGCTTACGAGGCGCCACAGTCACTGATTTCTCAGTTTTTGTAACGCTACCTGCGGGTACTGGCTTGCTAGTAAAGTAATCCCGAACCTTCTGTGCACCCTCTTTGATCATGCCCAAAGGATTCAGAGCGTCTTCAAGCTCACGGCTTGCTTTGTCTGTAACCACTTTGGGATCACCAGATGGGGTAACCGAAGAACCTTCAGCATACTTCTTAGCTTTGCCACCTTTGGCGTAGCCTCTGTTTACTTCGTGCTTGGCCGTCATGTGAGCATCTTCTAAATCGTCGGTGTGTGAATCACCTTCAGTTAGATGCTTACCTTCGGGGGTATAGAACTTAGTTCTGTACTCTTCCCAATCACGATCTTTGTAAACTTTGGCTACGTGTCCTTTTGGGCCAGTGTGGGTCTTAACAAGACGGAGATTTGGTTTCTCCTCTTTTTTTTTAACCTCACCGCCCTTAGCAAAGGTGCCAGACTGCATGCTGTTTGCTACTGGACGTGACATAGGCTTTTTGGGCATTGCGACGGGTTTGCCTGAATCAACAGTACCCCCCGTCGCGTAGGCTTTTTTTTGAGGTTTTACCCCCATGTTTAAAGCCACCGCCGTTGCCTAAAGCAACTCCACCAGTTTTGTATCCGCCTTGGCCGTCCGTTACGCCGCCAGTCTTGTAGCCGCCGCCGTTGCCAAGAGCAACACCGCCAGTTTTAAGACCTTTGTGGCCCTTAGAAGCCGCCTTGGAGGCGTGTTCGGTCAATTTCTTGTCCACACCCTTAATGGCGCTCATCTCGGCTTTGTGAGCGGCTTTAGACTCGCCGCCTTCAGCCTTGCCACCTTTTTTCATCGGAGGCATACCCATTGCTGGGCTAGAAGGTGCCATTGCAGGCTTCTTAGCCATCATCGACTTGCGTCGTGCGGCCATCGAGGGCTTGCCGGGGGCGCGAACAGGGGCGTTCACCGCAGGACGACCAACGAGGGCTGGAGTACCCATAAGGGACTCCATAGCACCACCGCCCATTGCCATTTTTTTGGCTTTGGTGGTGCTACCGCCGTTTTTCATCTTGACTGCGCCACCTTTAGCGAGTTTTAACTCCACTGAAGGTTCTGTGGTCATCATTTTGACCATTGGTTTGAATTGACCCATGATTAACGCTCCTTCGCAACAAAGACGTAATCTACAGTCATTGTCTTTGCAACGGCTTCACCATTTTGAAGAGCGATTGACACAGTCATATCTTCGTCGTCAGGCAAGTTGGTGGTCACAGAAGTGCCCTTCACAACGCCGTTTACGGAGTATTGAATGCTTGATGCGCCATCGTAGTAAAAACCAAGACTAATAAATGTGTCGTTAGCCATAGTAGCCACGCTAGAGGTCGTAGTTGCTGTGTTGTCCTTCTCAACCAACAGGCTTACCGAAGTAGAGCCGTCTGCCTTGATGAAAAACACACCATCCGAAACGTCAAGTGGGGTTGTATCGGTAATTTGAAGACCAATAACTACATCAGATTGAGTTGCGTCGCTCACCTTGAGGCGTGCCTCAAAGAAAAGTTCTTTGCCTGAAGCAAAGCGATATGACTCGCCTACTTTTTGCAAAGAAACAAGATCATCATCTGCGGCAGTGTTGGTGATCAAAAGTAAACCACCATCACCGTCAGTCAAAGCCTGAGTAGCACCAGCCTGAGTCTCAGTTACAGTCCAATTTGCGGCTACATAGTAGTCAAAATCTTCATAGTAAGTGTGAAACTTTGTTGGTGCTGGCATTGTCAGATCAGCAAACGGTGAATCTTCCCCGACGTTTGTCACGCCATTTGGGAAACGGGTTACCAGTAAATTTGCCATTGTCTTGCTCCTTATTAGCGCAGGGGCCGAAGCCCCCGCTTGGGTTTAGACGCCGGGCGTACCGTACATCGCACGAGGATCGGTAAAGCCGACTTGGTAACGCTCTGTCGCTTTGTAGCGCATAGAGTCAGTTTCAAAATCGCCTTCCATCGTCTTCTCCAACTTGCGACGCATTAGCAACTTCATGCCTTCAGGAGCGTCTGTCTGCACCCACCATGCGGTGGCTGAAGTCAAACGGCTGATAACAGCGGCACCTTCGTCCAGCAAGCCAATAGACTTAACGGGGTTGATGTCGTTGTTGGCATTGCCAGAACGCAGAACGGATTTCAACAGCACTTCGGCTTGGAAGACATTGCCGGGGGCCACCACCAACTGGCGGGGCACCAAACGAATCTTCTTCTGGTTGTTGTCCACTGCTTGACGAATTTGGATCAGCATCTGCTCCAAAGAGGTCTGGGACAAGTTAGCGGCAGTAGTCAGCAAGTTGCTGAAAGTGCCGTTCACGATGGGGTGTGAAGCACTGTTAAGTGCCACGCCGTCGCCGCCGGGGTAAGACGAGTTGAACGCACGGTTCAAAATGTTTGCCGACAGAGTTTCCTTGGTCTCAATCAAAGACTGAGCCAAGTGACGAGCGTAAACTTGACCGATACGGATATGGTCGCCATCTTCAACCAACACTTTTGTCAGCGCGAAGGCGAGGCCATACACGTTGTAGACATAGCGTTGCAAGAAGAGAACACCACCTTGCTGATAGGACACAGGTGTTCCATCAGGCAATTGAGGTGCGGCACCAAATCCAT